GGGCTTTACACCCCCACTGGACGAATTAGTCGTCTACACCCTCACCTGGGCCGGGAACAAAGAAGTCAATAATTACAAAACCCGTACCACCTGCGGTTGAAGAACCTACAGCATAGCTTACAGTAACTGGTAGGTCACTGGTAAGTTTTGAAAGAACTGATACACCAGCGGAAGCTCCAGCATTTACTAGACCAACCTTTGAAGTAGCCATAGTAAACGTTTCTAGAAGGCCGTCTACGTCAGCCCCAAGTCCTACAGTAAAAGTTGCCACTGCTGTTGCAGCGTTAACTGTTTGGAGAACGTGAACACCAGACACAACAGCGTCTTTTGGTAGCCACGCTTTAACAGTGGCATTATCAGTACGAAGAACAGGAATTACAATTTGTTGACAACTGCGTCGCTTTGGATAAGACAAAGTTGGATTTGTATAAGCCATAATTAATTTTCTTTAAAAGAGGGTTTATTTCTAAACCCCCTGGGTTAATTAGGCACCAGCCGAGGCGTACAGACCGCGAGGATCAGTCCAACCAAAGCTGTAACGAGCAGTAGCCTTGTACTTAGCGTTTTCAGTGTCAAAGTCGTTATCCATATCAAAGCTGTCACCACGACGCTCAAAATACTTCATACCGTGAGGTACGTCAGTACGAATGAACCACGCATCGGTGTCAGTTAGGTAATGGTTAACAACGGTCTCAGGAATGAGACCCATATTCTTAATGGCGTTCAGGTCGTTGTTGTCAGTGCCAACACGGCCATCACTACCAAGAATACGTTTGGCTTCAAACATTAGCTGACGAGGGATAATCAGGCTCTTAGGACGAACCGCAATCAGAAGACCACGATCATTCGTAAAGCCAGCAATATCAATGACAGCCTGCTCTAGCGCAGCTTCTGACAGGTCAGAGGCAGTGCCAATTTGGTTACTAAAGGTGCCACCAGCTAGAAGCGGGTGACTGGCGCTAATTAGGGGTACACCATCACCACCAACGAAACCGGCAGTAAATGCACGGTTGTATACGTTAGCAGCAACAATTTCCTTGGTTTGACGCATTGAGAAAGCAAGCCCTTGGGCCTTACGCTGACCAACTACATCGTACTGGTCATCTTCCATGATTTCACGGGTGATGATAAAACCAAGGGCATATGTCACATGCTGGTAGCGAGTGATGAATGCCTGACGCTCAGTGTCATAAGAAACTGGACCGCCTTCAAATTTCTGAACGGCAAGACCAAAACTAGACACACCAACATCCTCTTCAAACGCACGGCTGGACTTGAACGACTCAAACAGCTTAGTGTATTCTACAGGATATTCCGAATATGCTTTACCGTACCAAGCGTTAACGCCGGGCCAGAGGGCTTTTGCAAATGAGCCGCTATTGATGATACTCATAGATTATACCCCTGCTTGACCAGTGCCGCCACCCAGAGTAGGTGCGTTCAGCTTAACGTAATAACTTAAAAATGCATCGCCAGGAATATTATCCGGACGGTTGGGAATACCAACAATCTTCAAAGGAAGAGTAGCCGTAGTTGCAGTACCTGCTGAGTCAAGTTGCATACCAGAAGCACCAGATGTGGTGTTACCGGCAGTTAGGGTAAACTGACCGTTGAGACCTACAAGGGCAGTGGCCGCAGCGGCAGCGGGGCCGGCACCAGCAATTTGCACTTCATAGATAACACCAGGATCAGTAGACACCAGTAGATAACGATCTGTCGAGGCACGACGGAATACGGGAGTATTTAGGTCGTTAACCGGAGGAACGTTAGTAATGTCACCAACACCAGTAAATAGAATACCAACTACGATGCCATATGGGACACCAGTAGCTGAAGCAAGACGGGTTACAGTGGGAACACCAGTAGCAGCGCGAGCATCGCCCGCAAGAGCCACAGCATCACCAACCATGATAACAGTCGAATCAGAGGCAGGTACAAAACATACCTCTGCTTGACCGCTCCAGGGTGCGCCTGTTACCGTCTTTACGGGACGAAACCCGTTAATACGCGAAACGGTTGCCATTTATTTCTCCAAAAAAGTTAGCCTGCTCCATTTTTAATGGTAACAGAACCATAGTCTGCCTTTTGAGCAGCAGTTTGTTTAATAGATTGCTCAAGAGCATTTACATGTTCCTGTTTAGCAAGCTGATCTTCTTTGTAATATTCGTCTTTAATACGCATCACAAAAGCTTTTTCACCCTTGCCAACAGATACCTGAGCTTTAGACCCTTCCGGGTTTGCACGATCTACACGCCGATCACCAACCTTCACTGCCGAAGCATCAACTAGTTCATACCCAGCTTCTAAGAATTGTGCTACGCGATCACCCGCGTCATTAACAATTCGGTAGGTATAGCCCGGCTCTTTGCCAGTAACAGTTAGTACATTTCGACCGTTGATTGGAGTGCGTTTAGTCCTTACGCCGACTGCGGCTGCTTGTCTACTCATTATAATCTCCTTAGCGAGTTTTTAGAGCTTTTAGTTCTTTTTTATAGTCAGCTTCTGTATAACCAGGAGTGACTGCTACGATCTTTCGCATAATTTCTATTTCTTCACTAGTCATTTGCAGGTCGTCTTTAACTGCTGTACCACGGGTAGAACCCTCAACAGCGTTAACACGAGCACCAGCTTTAGGGCCAGCAAATTTATGTGCAAATTCCTTGCGAATTTCTTTTTCCACCATAGAAAGCACTTCAGCGGGTGAGTAGCCTTCTTCATGAAGTTCTTTGCCTAAAGCATCAGCAGCTTTGCGCATAACACGATTGGTCTCATACCACTCGTTGCGAGAAACCCACGATTCAAACTGAGGAGTATAAGTGTCTTCTTCTACAACCTGAGTAGCCTGTGTTTCACGCGAGATAGCTTCTTTCTCGGCTTTAACTTCATCAATTTTATCTTCTAAAGCAAGCGCACGCTCATGATCCCCAGTTGCTGTCGCTTCACGACGAGCTTCCTTTAGGGTTTTCAATGCACGCTCATATTCCATTTCTTTAACTTTAGAATGATGTTGGCGGAACGCATCCAGAGCTTGGCGAACTGCTTTTAGTTCTTTGCTCTGTTTTTCAATTTTACTAAATAGTTCACCACGGCGAACAAATTCAGGAGCATCAATGAACTCACTCTCATCACCATCAAAGTCTTCCTTAGGAATCCAGCCTTGTTCAATGGCTTTTACTTCAATGGCAGAATACTCACGCGGGGGTGTAGTTTCTTGTGGAGTGCCTTCAGCGGGTGTGTTTTCTAGACTCATATTATTCCTTTACAATTGCAACAATGTCTTCATCGTTTAGCACAACATAGTGTGTGTCTTTGTCTTCAGGGTCTTCTACCTTTTTACCGGCGTGTTTTGCAAACACTACAGAATCCCCTACAACAGCCCAAGGTTCACCACCAAAATCTTTCCAAGCGGTAGCTCCAACTGCAACAATAACACCTTTATCTACGCTGTCTTGGTATCGAACTTGTTTGTCTTTGACAATTTCAATGCCAGCAGCTTTTGCGCTTTTAAATACTTCATCCATTTCTTCATAAACTTCTTGTTTTACGAGAATACGATGACCTGTCGGAATAATCATTAAGCCTCCTTAACGTCGTCTAGTTCTACAAGCAGTAGGTCTTTAACTGCTGCAATATACCCTACTAAAAATCGGTCGCGGGAAGGGTCGATGCCCGCGTTTCCTTGTAATTCAGCCGTCATATCTGCCAGCCGATCTTGAAACACTGAAAACAGTGCTTTAGTTACTTGGTCTTGCTTCCAGTTTTGGAAGAGGTCCCGGTCTGTTGCTTCGATTTTGCAGTCTCCTGTCGTTGCCTCATTGTTTGCTGATGAGTAGCTTCATTTTGAACCAGTTTTTGCTGTGTTTTGGCACGTTCTCCGGCCTCAAAAATCCGCTGTTTATGAATACCAATTGCAGTGTCTAGACGATGTTCCATTTCTTTCATTTGCATATCATGGTTCATCTTTTGTTGTTCCATCATTTGCTTGAAAGCTTGGTCACGAGCCGCTAGTTCACTCTTAAATTGTAAAGCTTGGGCTTGCATACCGGCTTTACGCTCCTCCATTTGACCCTTCATTGCCATTTCCTGCATCTTAGGATCAGGAGGTGGTTGGAATTGACCAGTTTCTTTAATCTGTTGACTAAAGAGCTGTTCAATGTTTGGTTGTTCTTGAGCTTCTAGAATACGCATAGTAACTGCTAGAGGATCAAGAGTGCCTAAAGGCAGAAGTTCAGCAAGACCTTGTGCTTTTAGTAGTTTTTCTGTCTGTGTTGGAGTTGAAGGATCGGCACTTGGACATACATTGTAAGATTTATTGTCAAAATCCTGAGGACCAACCACATCATCTAACACCTGAGCATACTCTTGTGGATCAAGATAAAGCTGGTTAAGGGTAAATAGCTTTTTATACTCAGAAGTAAGGCTACGGTAAATACGTTTGTACACCGCAGTAAACACTTTCATACCCTGTTCAATGGTAGCCATTGTAGTAGTAGCAGGAGTGTTTTGTCCTGGCATCTTTCCCACAAAGATTTCAGCTACTGAGGCGAGTTCTTTACCTGAAGTAACCAGTGTCCCCATAAGCTGGAAAAGTACAGCAGAGGGCTCTTTAGTGGGCAGGGGAACAATTTGCTTGCGCAAGTCGTCAGCAGTTGTGTTAAGTGTTTTCCACTCGCCGGGCTTCCACTGACTTTCGCCCATTTTAAGCTTAAGCCCTTTTCCTAAGAAACCTCCCTGAAGGTTATTTAGGGTGCCTCCGTCAATAAGTTGGTTAATTAATGTGTTAACCGACTCGTTTAGAGGACTTAAAAGAAGACCAAAACCAATGTCGTAGAAACCGCCATTAGGATTAGGAATAAAAGAAAATTTGGTGTAATAGTGGATAGGAGCAATTTTTTGCAACTTACCTTCCGCTGATACATAAATTCCATCCTCATCAAAACGAGCAGCAATACGCAGAATTTTTCGGGTATGGCGTTCAAACGTAACTACATAAGGTTCAGAATAGCCATCATCATCCAAGTCACAGTAAGTATGTTGCTCTACAATTTCATATGGAAGAGAGGCATCACGAACCATAACAGCTTTGCTGTCGGCCGGGGGCTGAATTTGACTGTCACCAAGTTCTTGTTCAAGATAAAGACCTGACATCATACGCTCTTTAACTTGGCGTTTTGTCATACGAATTACTTGAGAAACTCGTTCTGCGTCTTCTAGGGTTTTAGCCCAATAGTTAACTACGAGGTCTTTTGGAAGAACTAACTCAGATACGTTACGCTTGGTTGTTGAATTGTAATAAGTCTTTTTGAAAATGGTTCCAACAATAGGAAGCATAATTAAGAGCTTGTCCATTTCTTCTTCCCAACCATCCATTTCATGAAGAAGTTGGTAGGAAAGAAACTTACTAACCCGTTTAGCTTGTTCTAGTTTTTGCCCGTCTTTATCTGAACCAATAACAACACACTTAACTACATCACCAGTTGCAGGAATTAATGAGGGATATGCCCGAGCATTAAATTGCATAGCTGCTGTAGACAGCAAAGGATACTTTACGTTACTAGCACCATACCAAGGGAAGGTTTTCTCTTCCTTTACTTGTAGTGCAAGCTTGGTCCACTCCTCAAGACACTTTTCCCATTCAGCACGAGATTGAAGGTCATATTCAAACCCTTCGGCAACTTGCTGCGAAATCTTTGTAAGCTTTTCAGCATCCAGCTTTTCAGCAATGTTAACACTTTCTACAAAAGTACGAAGAGTGTCTTTCTCAGTAGCCAGTCCAGGAGCTTCGTCCATTTCCGGATTCTCTGCTGGCATTGAGTTCATCATAGTAGGCATCATCGTCTAGTTCTTCTTTCGTAGGAGCTTCAATTAAACTATCAAGCATAATACCAACGTAGGCAAACGCATCTACTTGGTCGTCTTTTGTTCCTCGTGGAAATTTACAAAGTTCGTCTTCAAAAGAGGGATACCATTCACCTGCTTTATCAAACTTAACAGCGCCTGCGCGCATACGTCCCTGAATACTTCTTGCACGTTGAATCTTGTCTTTACCACCATGCTTTAAAGGCAGAAGGTTTACAAAAGACCCTGTGCGAATCATTTCTTCCCGAAGAAAAGGACCAATACTCTTTGTTACTTGCATATCCTCAATAGCAAAAATTTCAGGTTGATACACTTTGTTTAAAGACAAAATCATATCAACAATTTCTCTACCATCAAGACGCTCTCGAATGACGTTGCGAACATAGAGGGTTCGGCTTTCATCCATTGCGGCAATAACAAACACTGTGTAGTCTGCTTGCTCTTCTTTAGAAATTGCTAAGTCGGCAGCAATGTACCAATGTAGCGTTTTCTTTTTGTCCTCAGCACCCATTGGCAAAAAGTCTTGCCTTTTGAAATATGCCACACTGTCATCAATTGGTTCATTAAGATATTCCTGAGAATAAACATCTGAAATGCCACGATCTGTGAAGTCACGTTTTTCAGATTCAAACCACTCTCTCGTGTATTTCTGAGGCCATAAAATGGCATCAAAATCGTCTGTATGTGCCCGATATTTAATGCTTCTCCAGCTTTCTCGTAAGTTGCGGCTGTACACTTTTAAAGGCTCTACAACCGTATGCTTATTCCAAATAGAAGGCATTAAATTGCTTAACAAGCTGTCTTCGTGAAGGATGGTTCCTACAATACGAATAACACCATGAGAAGAAAGGCAAGGTACAACAGCACCATAAAACCAACGCTTAAACTTTTCACGACGCTCTTTGTTTAGAACAATTTCGTCGTTTTCCAGGTCATCCCCTACAATTAAATCGGGGCGCTTGTTGTTCCATTTAAGACCCCGCATTTTTTGCTCAGAGCCTTTGGCGGTGATACGGAATTGATGTCCGTCGTTACAAGTAACAATAACGTCATCTTCTGTATCTTTTTCAAATCCAGTAATACCGAACAAAGAGACAATTTTTTCATTGTCCATTAGTTCTTTTTTAATATCCCCTAAGAATTGTCCTGCTTGAGTAATTGTGTCTGAGAGGACAAGCACATATTGTCTGTTGCGGAAAAGCACAGAGGCAAGTACATATGCCAATGTGACTGCTGTAGACTTAGCGTGCCTCCGAGGTGCAGCAATTGCAACCTTGGGGTGTTTACTAGTACACAGTTCCCACCATTCCATGTGACAATCGGGGGATGAGACGGCTTGGTCATAATTTCTTTGTAGGAGAGAAGCCGAGAACCCTGCCACAACCTCGGCTGTTAGGTCCATTATTTCTTAGTCATCTTTTCAGTAAATGCTTTAACAACATCTGCCATATGAGGAGCAGCAAAGTAGAAAGCTAGAATGAGCATTACCGCTGGAGACATGTTATCTGCACTTTGTAGTTGTAACGCGGAAAGAGCATTAAGCTGACCAGCAGCTTCTGTCCAAAACACGGCAAGACTGCTTGCAATTTGAGCAACTACATATTGTAGAAGCCAAACACCTGTAACAGCAAGACTAATTACGCGACGAGCAAGGTTTTGACCTTGGGTAGCTTCCATCCAACCAACAAGCATTGAACGAGCTTCAGAACGGTCTTTAGCGGCATCTACAGCCTTTTCTTCATCTGTATAAACAAGAGCATCAAGCCCCTTAGTTACAGAAGAAACAACCCCATCAA